ATGCCCCTCACGGATAGCGCCATCAAGGCCGCAAAGCCCGCAGCGAAACCCTATAAGCTGAGCGACTCTCAAGGGCTGTACCTGCTGATCAACCCAAACGGCTCCAAGCTGTGGCGCCTCAAGTACCGCATGGCAGGGAAAGAGAAACTCCTGTCTTTCGGCACCTACCCCACTGTCACACTCCTTCAGGCGCGCAGACGACGGGACGAAGCCAAGCTTCTTCTGTCCGAAGGGAAAGACCCAAGTGTCGAGCGCCAGGCAGAGAGAATAAATAAGCAGAACGAAAGCCTTACCTTCGAATCCTTGGCAAGGGAATGGCATGCTTACCGCTCACCCCGCTGGGCGAAGTCGACTGCCGACAAAGCCGCGGCATATATGAAGTCGGATCTGTTGCCTGCGTTAGGCAAACGCCCAGTCAGAGCCATCAGCCGCCCGGAACTGGTCGAACTCATCCGCAGGATTGAACAACGCGGCGCACACAACGTTGCCAGGAAGGCACGGCAGTGGCTGAGTCAGATATTCCGCTACGGCCTCGCCAAGGGAGTGGTGGAAGGCAACCCGGCAACCGATCTTGACGTCATCGCTGCGCACGCTCCGGTTGCGCGTCACCATCCTCACGTCACGATGGCAGAGCTTCCTGAACTGCTACATAAAGTTGATGGAGCACGGATCAATACACTGACACGCGCAGCTATCCAACTACTGGTTCTCACGGTAGTCCGCCCCGGAGAGTTACGGGCAGCGCCCTGGTCAGAGTTCGATCTGAAAAATGCCACCTGGACGATCCCGAGCGAGCGCATGAAGGCACGCCGCTCGCACATCGTTCCCCTTCCCCATCAAGCCGTAACCATCCTGCGCCAGATCCACGAAATTACCGGCCGATATGAGTTGGTTTTCGCAGGCCGCAACCATGCCAATCGGCCGATGAGTGAGAACACCATTAACAAGGCTCTGGCAGAGGCTGGCTACAAAGGACGCCAGACCGGGCACGGTTTCCGGCATCTGTTCAGCACGGAGATGAACAACCGAGGCTTCAATCGTGACTGGATTGAGCGCCAGCTAGCGCATGGAGATAGAGACGAGATCCGCGACATCTACAACCACGCCATCTACCTCGAGCAACGCAGAGGGATGATGCAAGACTGGGCTGACTCCATTGAACAATTTAACTCAACGAACCAGGGCGCCCATGATCGAGCCTCAGCGCTCCGACTCGTAAGCGGCGACGCCTGAGCCGACGGCTATCCAGCCGTCCTGAGACTGCGCAGGCTCCCAGTTCATAATTACCAACTCGCCAGTGACCTCGGCCGAGCCTTGCCGCTGGTTGGCGTTGCTGTATCGGATATCCAGTCGCTACATATGAAAGCCTTCGAACACCCGGCGGATATCTGGATGGTCATTGATGCGACCATCATCTCGCCCTTGCAGCGACGCATGAAGTCGGCCATCCGCCACTTGTGCTGCATTAGTAGTCAGAAAATTCCTGGAACCACGCCAGATTAGGGTCTGGCCTCTTTCATTACCTGTGGCGCCAGCCTTAAATGGCATTGAATGGCATAGTCTGGTAAACAAATTGCTCATTTCTGCCCCAGTGACCTGCCGAGGGCACGCAGCTCATCACGTAGCACACCACACAGCTAAAAACCTAGTCGATTTCGTTGCTCATCCGACAATGGGTTTCTTAGAGCTTCCTGATATGCCGCCTCGCATTTACGCCAGAACTCATTATGGAATATACGCAATGCAGTACTGACTATTACTCCAAAGCTAATCCAGAACCTGTACCGTACGGCCCCCAAGCTTATTGAGCTTCGAAAGCTCGTAGGATGTTGAGTATTGGAGTCGAAGGGAACAATAAACCCTCCATGTGCTGCAAATTTATGCTCTCCTAGGGTATTGCGATAAGCTTTATACGTTGGATCTGCATCAATCTGTAGAAAGACAACATTTCGCTCCGCTCTCCCTATAGCAAAATTACAAGCCGCCAATGGTCGAGGGCCACAAGACTCAGCAACATGACAACATAATAGTTTTGAGAAATACCGAAACACATTCAGGTACGCCTCTGACCCAGTGGTGTACTGCGGAAAGTCAAATACTAACGAAGGATCTTTCCCTTGCGACAAAAGCGACGATACTAAAACATGAAATCGGTCAAACTCACGATCAGTAGCTTGCGTACGAGTACTATTACACAGAAAGCACACACGCGCCGAGAAGTGGAACGCACGAGATTTTGGCCCTTGCGCTAAACGAGGAATGCTTTTCCCATCAAAATTCCCAATAACCATAGAGTCTTCGCCGAAGATCTTTCGCAAAGCCGAAGCTTTGATTTTATGTTCTCCGGTTAGCGAGTCATCAGATCCGCATAGGCAACAGCGGCCCTCTTGGTATGGCTCAAAAAGTATCCCCATCAGAAAGCTCCAAAGATGCTCTAATAACCTTGAGGCCAAGCCCCAGTCGCAAGGTAGAATTCAGACCTACAGCACACACTAGGCACGCCGAGTACCGATGCGTGATGTGTATAAACGTCTGTCTACCCTCGACTCTAGCAGCAAAACACTTTTTCGCCTCGAGTTGAAGGTCGAGATTTCCTCTATAGATGCATCAAATCGGATGACGACGGACAGTTAGCCGCCAGCAACCGGTAGCAACTAGAAAGCAGACATTTAAAAATTTCACCGACAACCATAGGGTATACGCAGTGCTATGCAGTGAAGTACCCATCTCTCGGAACCGCATCCAAAACCGACAGGACCTCTTGTTGGATTTGGCTATCCCCACATGTCACCAGCAGGGAGCAGCCGGGTTCCGCTGCCATAAGCTCTTTCAGCAAAAGGGCCTTCACTTCGTCGACTCTTGAAATGCACAGAACCGCGTCCGGTAGGCAATCGCGCGGAGCCACGGATATCCCGCTAAACGAGCACGCTACGTGCACCAAAACTTCTTTCCCCTCAACTTGAGTTCGGAGGAGCTCGAAGCCAGTCCCGTGCTGCAGGGATGCTCTACTACTGTTGATCTGCATAGGTGTCACCACCAAGCCAGCCCCACCTCAACGCTCTGCCTCGTAGGCCGCAACGCCCGTCCCTATGGCACGCCACTCATCCTGCGGCATGCGCGCGTCGCAGATGAAAACCTCGACCTCCCCGCCTTCTTTCGGCTCCGCAGGCCGAATAGCAGCATGCCGGAGAATCGTCTCCATGTCCGGCACGTAGCTGCTCTCCGAGCCGTGGAACGACCAGATGCCATGTTTCCCAGCGCTGCCCACCTGGTGGTCGAGCTTCACCGACCAGCCCTTGAATCGAATGACCAGCATCACCGAGCTCCGTAGGAAAAGGCCGTAGTCTACTCCTAATCCTGACAGGCCTGGTTCGCAGCCAGTAGCTGCGCCTCGTAACCGATCCGCTGCCGCCGCTCGGCCAGCAGCGCACGGACCTTGGCCTGCAAGTCGTCGCCCTTCCTCAGCCCCGCTGTAGCCCAGACCGGAACCTCGACCGCCGGCACCCGGCACGGCACCGCCACCGGCACTTCTACGCGCACCGTGCGCGGCTCAGGCTCGACCTGGCCGGCGCATCCCGCCAGCGCGCCCAAAACCACTAGAAGCCACTTCATAATGCCAACTCCTTGCCGACTAAGGCGATGTTGCCGTAGTGTGTTGCTACCTTCTTCTACTTGTTAAAGGAGGGCCCAAACCTTGAAAGCAATTTTGAGGAATGAGGGAAGCACAGTCTCAGTGGTGAAAGGCTAGATGCCGCACGCGCCCCTCTGATGCTTCCGGGGAGAAGCCAGCTGAATCCAAATAGCTAGTCGCCCCCATCGTTCCGTGGAAACACCTGCGATGGGCAAGCCGATGCTTGGTAGGCTGGGGGAGCCTCAACTCAACGCAAGGCGGTGGGGTACTAGGGGGATAGTTCGGTACCTCATCTTCCCTTCGAGGGTAAGCCTTGCGATCTCATTGGCGCATAGCTGTGGAGGCCGTCAGCATTCCGCAAGCGCCTGCCAGACCTCCACGCCCCCGCTCCTACGGGAAGCCAAGGCAGCAAGCTTGCTGCCCGTCGTACTTGCTGCAATTCCTTATAGCCCCAACTCCTGATCAATGACCGCATCGGCGGCCGCACACTCCTCGCCGGCGGTTCGCTGGTACAGCAGGCGCTGTGCCGCGGCATACTGCTCGGCGGCCTGCTGTCGTCCCTGCTCCAACGCCTGGGCTGCATCCCGGGCGCGCCGCTCGCTGGCCTGGCGCAACGCGGCAATCTGCCGGACCTGCTCCGCCACTGCGGATTCCAACTCTCCCCGGGCGGCGCGGCAAGCAATCAGATCCGCCAGAGCAGCATCGAGCTGCGGTCGGTAGTGCCGCGCACCGATCCAAACACCGCCAACGGCGCCGAGGCCGACCAGCAGCAGGCAGGCCAGCGCGACCGAGACAACACGGGACGAGATCACGACAGCACCGCCTTTGCGCGCTCCCACAACGCCAGGCGCTCCGCCTGGCCGTTGAGCCCGCCGTTGATCCGGCGGGTGATGGCGGCAAACTCGCCCCGGTCGGCCAACTCATTGAGGCCGTGACTAGCCCACCACCAGGCCGCCGAGATCGCCGCCCACTCCGGGTGCTCGAGTAGTTCCGGCTCCGCTTCCAGCGGCTGGCCCAGCCCGGCGCCGGCGGCGCGGTAGTTCGCCCGGCCGGTGATCTGTAGCAGCCCGCGCCCGCGGTAGCACCAGCCATCGCCGGACGCCTCGTCGCCATTGCCGTTGCACGAGGCGTAGGCGTTGTTGGCGATGGCTCGGGGGTTGCGCGCCAGGCGCTGCGCCAGGGCGTTGGGCTGGCCGTCGGCGCCGAGGTATCGGCTCGGCCAGGTCGCCGCCAAGCCGCGCGCGCTGTAGTTGAGGTTCTCCACCAAGCGGGTCAACTGGCCGCTTTCGTGGCCGACCTGGGCGAGGAATGCCGCCGCGCGCACCGGCGACGTGATACCGAACCGCGTCATCCCGCGGTTCAGCGCACCAACAAAAACGCCGGCGCGAGGGCCGGCGTTCGGGAGGATCTGCAGCAACTGCTGCTCGGTGATTGGCATACGCTCTCCTGAAATAAAAAAGCCCGCTTCTTAGGCGGGCTTTTATTTATCTGAAAAACTAATTCGTCATATAGTTAAAGTTTATAGTCAATGAGCATCCCTTAGCCCATTTAAACGGATAGTCAGATGAAATTGACTTTCCGCCCACCTCAATAAAGAGCATTTTTTCCTCAGTATCGATAAAACCATGCCCGATAAAATCTTTTTCCGAACCGCTATCGTACAGCCTGGCCATGAATCCGCCCTGCGGCTCACTCCCTATTTCATTGACTGGGAGTCGGAATTTCCATGTAGAAGTGTCAAGAAATTCTGTGCGCTCTCCTGCCTCAAAGAACATTTGAACATGGCATATGCCGTTATCCAATGAATATCTTCCTTCAATCACCCCGTCTCTCACAGAAACGCCCCAGTCGCTAGGAGTGAAGGAAAATGACTCAGCAAGTCCGCCCATAATTCACCATGAGTTAAGTTGATGGAAGGCTTCATCATACCAATCATGGACACAGAAAGGCGAAATCAAACGAAGCGGAATGGATTGCGGCCGATATTCCATGACCGCTAGATCTGCCAGAACCGGCAGGCTAGGCGCAAGAGCCAGGATCACCTGATCCCGACCACTCCATCCTCCGGCTTGCTAAAGATACGGCAATGACGTATGCATTAAGGAATGCGAACAGTCATCGAAACTGAGATTTTCAAGCGCTATGCAGACGACATCTGGAGCGCCCCCGAACGGGAGGAGTTCATAACGTGGATTGCCGCCAATCCCCTAGCCGGAGATGTAATCCCAGGATCAGGCGGGCTTCACAAGGTGCGTTGGTCTCGTCCTGGCATGGGAAAGCGCGGAGGCGCGCGCGTGATCTATTACAACGCCGAAGAGGCGCAAGCCATCTGGCTACTGAATAGCGTACACAAAATCAAAGTTCGATAACCTACCAGCATCCACCTTGAGAAAATTGAAAGAGGCTATGGGCGTTCGTAAGCTACAGGAATGGGAGCAGGGTAGAAGGTCTCCTTCTGGAGCAGCGAAAACCTTAATTAAGGTTGCAAGCAAGCATCCAGAAACGCTTCGTGAACTGCGCTAGCTTGGTTACGTCGAAATCTCAACTGGATAATTAAAATGAAAAACAAATCAGCAAGAACTTTAGACGAGTATACGAATGCCATGTTTAATATCCGCACCGATGAAACAGAAAAAAATATCAACAGATATAATCAATCTGCTCATCGGCACAGCTTTTTTATCGCCATTGCAATGGCATCCGAATATTTTAGCGAGCCTAGTAAATCACACCATCAACAAACGGTCGCTCCCCACGTGCAACGCTAACAACAAACCGATGAGTGCTTTTAGTGTTCGATGAATTTGGCGTTATTGTTACTCCTGCCTGAGAGATATTTACAACTCCGGAACTTGCCCCATTTGCCTCAAGCTCCATCTGTCCAGTCACTGGAAGGTCAACGAACACGCCAGAGTCAGATGAGTATGTTCCAGAGAAAGCAACAGCAGACGTACCAGAGACGCCAGAGACATAAAATCTAAACAGAACATTCGCGCCATTGTTTCGAGTTGCAGTTATCACCCTGCTTGGAGGAATCGAACCAAAGTCCGCATTTTTTATTGTCGTGCTTGTGATTGATATTGGCATCCACCAATCATGGTAGTCGAGCGCTTGTTTTTTCGAGCTAACTGAAAGGCCGAGTTTCTTAGCAATAGTCTCCGCTATATACTTATGCCCATGAACGTTTGGATGGGAACCATCCGAAAAGAGCTTAAGAGTACTTACAAGATAATTTGCATCTGCTGACTGCGATCCTTTTCTAAAGAAATCGGCAAACGGTATGTATAGCCCCTGAGCCTCGTCAGCGAGTCGCTTTAGCTGCTTCCTTGTATTGTTTGTATCTGGGTAACTCCACAAAAAATCAGGCACCACTACAGGCACGCTATTTTGATTTGAATAGCTTATCAGCCAATCAATTCTTTTTACGAACTCTTCATAGTACGCCGTATCAGACTCATTGTCTGACGCGTCATTGACACCTAGTGCCATGATGAATAGAGAGGTTCCTGCCATCATCGAACTGATGACGGACTCATCCACCCAGCGAAGCCTACGGCCAGAATTTGAAAAATTATGAAGAACCGACTGACTATAGGCGTTCGCATATGAAAAACCAGAAAATTCAACAGTTGCGGCAGATGTAGTAACAACCTCGATTACACATTTCCCAAACCCATTATCTTTCAGGGTTACAGCTTGGCCTTGCAAAGCGTTTACAACTGAGGCCTGTGTATTCACACTAGCTACTACAGATCCGTTAACTTTTATGTCAAACGTTCCCCCTCCCGGCCTTGCGACGTAGTAAACCGTGCATGCATCCTGAAATGTTGGGATTGTCGACCTTATAATATTGCCAACCTCATTTGACACCCACGACAACCCTTGAGGAACATATGATCCGCTTTCATTCGATCTATAAACCCAAGAGTGGGTTCCTGATGTTTTTGCGAAATCGATAGAGTGAATTTCATTAGAGGCATTCCCAGCACCGTCTACGAGAGACATCAGCGGCGTGAATCCATAAGTTAGAGTGCCGATCTCGTTGTAGAGCATTCTTCGCAGAAGATTCACCCAGCCATTCCGGTATATTCTGCCGGCAAAAGCTCCATGGGAAATAGAGTCACCAAGAACATACATAGTTGGAGCACCTGAGATTCGCGCTCTTACTCTGGTTAGCATCTGCGCGTTACCAAATGCACCAGTCGTCGCTAAGTTAGATGCTTCCTCAGCCTTTCCATCAATCTCATTTATTGCATACCCAACCGTATCTGATGGGTACGTTTCCGCCGGATCGTAACCGATCATTCCTGCGCCACCCGGAGCTCTCAACTGTTGGCGAAGAGCCTGGTCGGACCGAACAGTCAGTAGAAGCTCATCGGCTGCCCAATTCCCGCTCAGGGTGACAGGGAAGTTCGCAGGCAGCCGGACGCTGTAGAGATTCCCATCGCGTTGGATCAACTTGCTCGGACTGGGCACAACCAGCTCAGAGCCGTCGACGTAGATCAGCGGAACAGGCTCGAATGCCGTGCCGATCAGGAAGTCGTTGACCTGCTGTTCGACTCCAAACCAGGTTTTTCTAGAGACGCCGAATCGGTCACTCCACGCCACGTTCACGCGGTCGTTCATTGCCGCGTCGAAGTTCTCGGCGTTGTCGTACAAGTCGCGCGGGTCTTTGGAGCCAAGCGGGTTGCCGGTGGCATACGTAGTCATGCAAATTCTCCGGGCATGAAAAAGCCCGCTCTATGGCGGGCTCTGGATTTGTGTGTGCGGTCAGTTGGGGGCGCTGGCGTTGTCGTAGGTGTAGACCCTGGGGTCGTAGTTCACCGCACGAACGGATGCCGAGGTATTTCCGTTGGGATCAATGGAACTGATCAGGGCTGGGTATGGATTTCCCAGCAGCAAGTGCGGCGGCTCGATCTCCCAGGAAACATCAGGGACGAAATCGATGCTGGGAATACTCAGCCGGTAGTCGTCGATCCGAGACGCCGGGTATCCCCCCGAAACCGTTCCGTCTGGCCGGCGCAAGTACAGCGCTGGAGAGTTCAGCAGCGACCAGTCGAGCGGCTCGCTGGACTCGATCAGGACCGAGTTTCCCGAGATCACGAACGATTTCAGGTATGCGCTCTGCGCCAGGCCAGGGCCTGGAACATCGCCGGCGAGGGCCACGTAATCCCAGAACTCGCTGTTCAGCGCATCGAGGCCGGTATCGAACGAATACTCGGTTCGCCGGTATCGCTGTGCCATCCTGCGGCGCATGCCATAGCGCCAAGCCCGATCACGGTCTGTGACACCGACAGCCGTGATTTTCTCGACCTTCCGACCGACATCGCCGGGCAGGCGGCACTGGACGGTATCTTCGATCCAGCCGTTGGCGTTGACGAAATCCACGTCAACACCGTCGTAGTCGTCCTCCGACGGAGCACTGATGCTGATTTTCAGCGGACCACCCATGTTCTGCGGCGAGTACATGTGCCCGAATGTTGTCCTTGGCTCGTCTCGGGCCGCAGAGATCACGCCGCGCTTGATGGTCTTCTCGGCGTACCCGGCCGCAAGCACGTCGTCCATGATCTGGGCGACCGTGACCTTACCGTCTTCATAGATCATGTCGAACGTGTCGCCGCGGGACTTCCAGATGGCGTCCAGCCGATCCAGTTCTTCGAGGTCGAGATCCGCATCGGTGTAGCCGCGCTCCTTCGCGATGTAGCAGAGGAACGGGACGATGTCTCGCGTAGCGATCTCGGGTGTCCATGCTCCGTTCTGCCGAGTCGGTAGCATGCGAGTAGCTTCCACCGAAACGCGGCTTTCGGTCTGCGCTGCGATACGGTCAGACGACCGATACCTGACGGCCATCGTCGTGACTCCGGCGTAGGACGATGGAGCCTGTAGGCGCGCGCGCATCCCGTACCACTGGGTGCGGTCTCGGTACTCGGATGTTGAGTTGCCGCCCTGGTTGACGAACACTTTTCTGATGCGAAACTCGGGCCGCATCATGTACGGAAGCGAGATGCCGTCCGTAAAACCCTGCTGGTCGAGAGAACTGCCAGCATGGTTCTTGCTGACCGTCGTCCATGCGCCGCCGATGGCCATGTCTCGCCACTGGATGTCGTAATAGGTGCGGATCTGGTAGATCTGCCCTTCCCTGCCTACGCCGCACAGGCCTTCCGGGCAAAACACGTCGATCTCGACGAAGTTGGTCTTCTCCGATACAGGGCATGCAGGGAATGGCCCGCGCCAGCCCCCTTCGAGGCTAGTCGGATCGATCGTGACGCGAGACGTAGACGAGTTGAGCGCGGTAAATCCAGGCCAGTCCACATCTACACCGCCGGCACTGGTCAGCCGCTCGACGGTGAGTTGCTGCGCGCTGTAGGACGTGATCCGATAGCGCAGGCCACGCGGGCCAATTGCTGCATTGCCGGAGCCGGTCTGCAACGCATTGGCCGGCGAACCGTTGCTGTAGTTGAGCGTCATCGACGTTGAGGTGATGTCGTTCACCAGGTAGAGGCCGCCGTTGGTGCCAACCACCTCGATCTCATCGCCAACATCCAGCCCGAGCTGAGCGATATCCCCCGTCACGACGTCGCGATTCGTCCCGCCGCCATCGTTCACCGAATAGGGGTACATCGCTTCAACGCGCAGGATCGTGCCCGCAACCCAGTCAGAGGGGAACGACCCGGCGCCGGCTGAAATGATGATGTTCGTTCCGGAGAACGTGAACGTAGTTGCCGACGGGTTCGGGGTGAGATTGGAACTCTCAGTCAGGTCAAGACCGGCGTTGCCCGTCGAGCTCGCCCCCACTTCTTCGACGAGATGCCACCAGACCGATGCAGGGTGCCCGCTGACGTTCTGCCCTGGTTCGAAAATCTGGAAAGAGGCATCAGCGCCCAGTGCCAGGAACGACGTGTCACCGATTTTCGCTGCCCCTTCGGCGATCTGGAACCGACCACGGCCAATACACAGGAGCATTTCGGTCCACTGCTCACGCGGACCGGCGAAATACTTCCGGGGCGGCAGGATGTAGTCTGGATAAATCAGACGACGGCCAGCGACTTCACGGATCGCATCGCCGAGTTTTACCTTGTTCCCGCGCGCGCTGGTTTCAGAGAGCGACGCGCCCTGCCCGGGGTTCGTCGGCATGCCGGGCAATTGAGGCATGAGCATCCGAAAAACGGATTGCGCACCTTTGAACAGCGCTGCCGTGATCGTGAACGGATCGGTCCCGCGCGGCAGCTTGTAGATCCGGACGATATCGCCACGGTCGATGATGCGCTCGGCCCACTCACCGGGATGGATGAACTCCTCATGCGCCTTTTTCTGCTTGTCGGTCAGGTCACCGCAGAGCGCAACCTCGGCGGGGACGACACCGATGGAGAACGGGTGAACGTCGTGGCAGCGGTACCCAGGCGAATTCGCAGTCAGCCACGCATGGATCGTCATCCTGCGGCCGATCGGATGCCGCTCCAGCGGTTCTCCGTCAAGGAGCGATGGGTAGATTTCGATCACGGTAGAAGACCACCTTGGAATATTTGTCGGAGAACTTCTGGAGCGGAGTGAGCGACACCCCGCTTCCCGGGTTGATTTCGAGAATCCGCAGGCGACCATCCACCTCGACCAGCAGACCTACGTGATCGAGCAGACGCCCTCTATAGGCCGCGGCGATGACCCCAGGTCCTGGCTCGCATTGCTCGAGCGCGCGCTGGATCTCCATATCGCACGCCCGCTGCATCGAAACCGGGGTGAGTCGCGTGACACCACCGAAGTCGGTCAGCATCGGCAGTCCGAACAGCTCAACCCGCGCTATGAGCGTCAGGCCCCAGCAGTCCAGGCACGGCAGGGCCCGCCCGCCCTCGGTATAGATGGCGGTGAGGTATCTGTTCGGCATGGGATCAAGGCCAGTATTTGAGTCCGGGGAACTCGCTGACGTTATAGATGTGGCGCAGCGCGGCGGTGTTGATGAGGTCGTAGTAACCGGCCTCGACCTGAACAGTGAGACCCTCGAAACCCGGCGTCTTGACCCTCATGCGGTATGGCCGCTCAGCGGGCGCTGTGAGATCGCTCTCCAGGTACATCCGCAGGATCAGGGTCACATACTCGCCAGCCTCCAGGGCTTCGTTGATACGCTGCTGGGCGAATCCGGTCACGTTGTCGATTGCGAATCCGACGTTCTGGTTTCCGCTGTTGTCTCGCTTCGGAATCGATACGTCGATAGCGCCAGCGATGAACGTAAGTAGCCGCCCGTCTTCGGTCATGCAGGTGATGTCGTCATAGCCCTGGCAGATGAGGATAGGCTCCGGCCACGCCGGGCATGACAACTCGACCGTGGCGAGCTTCAGGTCTTCACCGCCGGAGGCATAGAAGCGCTCAAGAGCCGTCGCCATGTCGAGGCCACTCCCTGTTCATTGCGATGTCGAAGATATCCGCGAGGAGGATGTACTCGGGCAGAATCTCGGCCCACCCAGCATCGATGACGGGGCGCTCACGCAACTCCAGTGTGGCGGTGAAATCCCAGAGCGAGATACTGCCGCTGACCAGCTTTGGACCGTCATAGATGTCGGTGAATCTGGCGGCATACGCACGCAAACCATCAGGAGTCTCCGGCGTCTTTAGCGGGCATTCGAACCAGTGGTAACCATCCACTAGAACATCACGAAACCATGCCTCAAACAGCATTGCCTCGCTGTCGCTGAGCCTCCACCTGACGCTTGCCATAGTTGGAGTAGCGGTGAAGTGACGCCTCTGCCTCGCCCTCCCCGTCTGCATCTCCGTGCGGATTAGAGGGCTAACAGGGGTAAGCCCATAGCCCTCCCGCTGAGGCGGGCAGATATTTGGGTACTGCTTCATGTCCCGCTCCTTCGAATTCCGAATGCCTGGGCAATCGCTCTGGATGCCGGACCGTCGCCATTGATGTCAGCCACGAACACTTCCAGGAACTCTTGTCGCCCATCTCTCCGGCGCTCCACCTGGCCTGCACGGGCTTTGTTCTCCACGATGTTGACGGTGGTATTCCCGCTCTGTCCCTGGTTTGACCGAACGTCATCAAGCGTCCTGTCGAGCTTTGCGCTCGTCTCTGCCGTCGTCACCCTCTCGCCCTTCTGGAGTAACCAGGTGCCGGTTTCCGGAACAGCATCAATGCCATCGTGAGCCATGCCAGCAAGGGCGGACGCAGCAACTCCGGCAACCATTGGAGCGGTGATGCCGGCAGCCGAAGCAGCCGCCGCCGGAGCCAACAGCGGGCCTACGATTGGGATTGCAGCGGTGCTCGCAAATGCCGCCAGTTGAGCCTGGAAGGCAGTTGCTTGTGCGTTCGCGATGAGAGTAGAGGCGGCGCTAGCCTGAGCAGCTTTCCCGCTCACCAGTTGCACCGCCTGATAGACCAGCCATTGGGCGGCCATCTGCGCGAGGGCATTGATGATGCTTGTGGCCATCGTCTGCGCGATGTTCTTGAAAACATCGGCAAGACTCTCGCCGTCCATGATCATCGACGCGATGCCGTCTCCTACAGCGGAGGTGAGACCGTCCAGCGTCTGCGTGGTGAAATCGGCAGCCTGCTGTTGATAATCCGTGGCCGTGTCGCGGTAGTTCTCCCAGGCAGACGTGACGCCATCCAGCCAGTTGCTCTGAGCCTCATCCTGAGCCGCGTAGTACTCATGCTGGATTTCCAGACGCTCGGCCAGAGCCTGGCGCAGGAGGTCAGTTTCTTGGTCGTAGAGTTCCTTGCTGATTTCTGCGCTGTTGAACTGCTTCTGTAGATCGGCAAGCTGTTTGTTGTAGTCCTGCTGGATCTCCAGGTCTGCGCGCAGTCGCTCCCTCAGCTTGTCGCCGCTGCCAGATCCGGCCAGTTCAATCGCAAATCCTGCCCGAGCAGTTGCGTTCGATTCATTGAGCGTTGCACGGAAAGCCTGAGCCTTTGCCGCATCCTCGTTCGCCTGCTTTAGCTGCTTCAGGCGGTCAAGTTCTTCTGCCAAGCCATTCAAGCGTTTCTGCTGCTCGGCATTGATGCCAACCAGCTTTCCCGACTCGATTTCGAACTGAAGCTTTGCTACCTCGGTGGCATCCTTGCGCTTGTCGACTTCCGTGTTAATGAGCGCTATCTGTCGCTGATACGACTGCTCAACCGTTTCGTAGGCGCTTTGCAGCTTCTTAGCAGCAGCCTCGGCTTCTTTCCCGGCTTCCTTGTGCTCATTGGTAAGAGCCTTGAAAGCTCCAGGCTTATTCGCCTGCTCACGGAGCGAAGCTAGCGTTTCGGCAAGCTTGGCTACCTGCCCATTGGTTCCACCCGTTCCGGCGCGGTCGATACTGTCCATAATGCCGGCATACTTGGAGACCGTATCGGACAGGTCTTCTGCTGCCACACCAGCGCTGATCTTGATTTCGTCCCAGTTTTGCGCCAGGCGTTTAGCAAGCCCAGCAGGGCCGGATGCGAGTTCCAGCCACGTCACTCCATCAAAACCAGCCCTGGCCGTTACTGCGGCGCCAGCAATCGATTTCCCCACCAGCTCGAACGCTGCGACAGCGCCAATTGCTGTCTTCGCTATCCAACGGAACGAATCGGCAACGAATTCGCCAACACTCACCATCGCCGTGCCTTCCTTGGTCACGTCGAATATAGAGTCAGCGAGATCGCTCAGAATTGGTATCAGCGCTGTGCTTAGTTGGTTTTTTAGGCCCGATGCGCTCTGCTCAACCAGCCAGGTTGCGGCCTGAAGCTCATTCGCCGACTTAATCGTCTTCTCGTCGAGAATCGCACCAGCGGCCTGGGCAGCGTCACCAAAGGTCTTGAATCCTTCAGCGTTATTGCGAAGCAACGGGAGCAGCGCAGTCGCATCGCTCGCAATAGCCTCCAGATAGAAGGTCATGTCCGACTGGCTGACCTTGGCCTTTTCCAGGCTTGAGACGTACAAGCCAAGGGCCTGGGGGCCGCTCAGATTCCGGAACTGGTCTGCGGTCACGCCGATTTTCGGCGCTACGTTCTCGAAAAAGTCAGCAAGCGCGCCACCGCCGGTATTGAGGAAGTCGCCTACCTTGTCGTTCACATCCTTGAAGATGTCAGCAAGCTTCTCTTGCTCAATGCCAACCAGCTTTGCGCCGGCCGCATATTTCTGAAACTCGGTCGTGCTCGCATTGGCAACGCTAGCAAGGTTTGCGATTTCATTGGCATTGCGAACTGTCGAAACAGTGAGGGCAGCAAGCGCGGTAATACCTGCCGCAGTGGCGGCGCCAATTGCGGCACCGACCTTTGCCGCATTCTTCTCGACTTCCTTGCGCCACTTTTCCGAGCGGCGCTCAGCAGCGTCCATGCCTGACACGAACCCGCCAACCTTGGCGATAATATCTAGCGTGAGCGTCCCTAGACTTCGCGTGGCCATCATGGACTCCAAGAAAATGCCCGCTTAGTTGCGGGCGGGATCAGATTGCTACCCCCAGGAATCGAGGGCAGCTTCTAAGCTCAGGACGGGCTCATCCTCGTGAGGCATGAAGTCGTATATCTTGTAAGGCTCCTTGCTATGAGCATTGGCGTAGAGCGCAGACAATAAGGCCGTGCCACGCTCTATTCTCATACCAAGATGAAGACTGCCGCGCTTGTCCCTGAACTTGCACCAGCTCATGAACTCCCGGTAGCTGAGACGAGATTTGGCTTCTGCAATGGTTCTTCCGCCAATCCCACACATCACCAGCTCATGCCAGACCTCATCTAGTTCGCTGAGCTGGTCGTCTTTCCCAGGTTGTTCACCTCGGCGATAACGGTGAGCAGGGCGATGGTCAGGTTTCCATCGAGCGCGCCGCGACTGGGGTCGGCCTCGCCGGTGATATCTGCCGGCGTGAATACCGGCTTGCCCTCTTCGTCCACGATTGACGCAGCGATACGTCCAGCTACGCCATCGACCTTGCCATTCATCGCAAGGAGGTCGGAGACGGCGGTGCTGTACGACAGAGGCTTGACGTAGACGGTAGCGGTGACTTCCTTATCGCCTTGCTTCCATGTGATTTCCCTTTCCACTGGCGCACCGGTGAAAGCACCGATCGTTGCAAGATTTGAAATACTCAGATGCATGTTTAAACCGCCTTTCTGATCCAGTAACCGCGGCCAGACCGCTGAATAGTGAAGCTCGTAGCAACCACAGCGTTGCTCTGGAAATCGAACGGGAAGTCAGACACGTAGCCCCGGAAACGGTACCAGGTGCGATTGGCGGGCAGATTGAAACCGCCATCACTCGCAACCGTCGGGATAGAGATTGGCTCCCCACTCTGGTCAAGCGGACCGTCTGACCAGCCGATGACCATATCCATTTCGATCTGATCGAATTCGGGGTCCTCCGCGAACTGCCAAAAGCGGTAGTGACTGTCATTTTCCGGGTCAGCATTCAGCGTCCCGGTTGCCTGCCCGGGAGTGCGCAGGCCCTTCTTGTAGGTTCGCGAGTTGTATTTCAGGCAGGTGTCTTCGATCTGGTCGGACGGGTTTCCGCCAGGATTGAAAGCGGTGATGCAATCGATCTCCAGCACACCGGGGCCATTGCTGTCGAGATTCGGATCGATTACGAAGAACTGAGTTCCTTGAGCCAAGATGGACATGGGTGTCTCCTGTCGCGGGTTTCTTGAGGCACAAAAAAACCCGCAGATGCGGGTCGTTACTTAGGTCGGTGACTAGCGGTTAACCCACCAGTCAACGTCGAAGCTGATACGGTATAGGTCTGTTGGATCGTCCCGCTCTTCCCCGCTCCAGCGAGTGATCGTGGCGCGCAGTTCGATCGCGTTACGGATCGCCGTCGCGACGGCGCGGGCCTGGGCGGCCGTGTCCGCGAAGACGTCCACCTGCAGGCTGAAAGAGTCGATGTCAGGGCGGTGGGCCAGGTAATTCTCAGGCTCGCCACCAAAGGTCTGCCATGTGGCATAAGGGCGACCAGGCTGGTCTGGTGCTTCAGCGAACAGATAGAGTCGGGTTGGCTTCGCACCAAGCAACGCCACAACGCCAGGGTCCTGCGAGCAGACTTTGAAAATCGGTGCGTACATCAGTTGCTCCTGGCGGCCCTCTTCTGGGCGCGCTTGATTGCGCGGTCGATGGCTTTCTCGTACTCGCTGACGAAAGTACTCGTGACCTCGGCGATGTTGTCGGCCAGCGCGCTACGCATGAACGGTGATGCCTTCATCTTCGAGGTTCCAAATTCCCAGAGACGCCAGTGCGGAGTCGGCGAGTTCTTCTGCTTGTCGACGCGGTCGCCCCTCGCCGGCAAAACAGCCCCATGGAGCACCCCGATACGGAAGCCGAGGTCTCCGGACTGCTTGAAGAGACGACCGTTCCACCGCAGGACGATGTTGTCGGAAATGCTTCGGCCGGTACCCGGGTCATCGATCTTCTCGGCGCCAGCCTTTGCGGCATTGAGCGCCACCATGGCCGCTTTTCGCAAAGCGGCGCGGCCGCCCTTTCGGCGAATGTCGACGCTCAGAGCATCCAGCTTGCCCAGCAGGGACTCCAAGCCGGTGATGCTGAACTCGACGCCGTCAGCCATGGAACCTCCGGAAAGCGAAGCTGGTGATCCCCTCGCGGCCGATGTCGGACTCTTCCTGGTTTATCTCTACACAGCCGAAGCCGAGCCGCGCAAACCAGCTGATGAGGCCGTTCTGCGTCCAGTACCAGAGATGCTCACCGGGCTTGAAGTGCTTGCTTGCCAGGCAGTCGGCCTGATCCTGGTAAATCGGCATCGAGACGAACACACAGTCCACCACCTGAGCCAGCAGCCCTTCAGGGTTCGGGATGTGCTCGAGACTGTCCCAACAAGTGATCGCCGGGATCTTTCCAGCGTAGGGATCCAGGAAGCGGCCGCGCTCCTTGAGCCAGCGCACAGCGTCTGCGTTTACGTCGAAGCCGAAGGCGCCAGACTCTTCGAGGAAGCGACCACCGCCAATGCCAATGTCGACCAGGGCGCCGTCGTGGTGACGTCGAACCATGCGCACGCGGGCCTTGGTCAAAGCTTCCCCCATCGGGGTGGCGTCCATCGCCTGGTACTTCTCGAAGTAGGGTCCGGAGTAGTCCATCGGCTTGCGTGGGTGGTACCCCATGCCCAGCTCAGCCGACCACAGCAGGCAGTCGGCTAGCCCAGGCGGTAAGGCGCTCTGCATAGTTCGAGATCCTCTTGTCGCAGTTGTGTTCTTTTTGGGTGCAGCGACAGAAATTGTCGGGCACCACAAATTCGATTCGAGAGACGTCCATCGCCTTGGAGGTGATGAGCTCCGGCGCGTTGTAGCCGCCTTGGCCGCCGCAGATAATCAGCGCCTGCACCTTGGCGGCGATCGCTGCCGGTAGGAGCCAGCCGATTCCACCGATCACCGCCGCGGCGCCCTGCACCAGGGCCAGAAGCTGGTCGACCGGTAGCTCACCGCGGTGGAACTGCAGGTCAGCGACCGGCAGGGGATCAAGCGCCCACTCACGGCCTTCGACCAGGTCGGCTACCGAGACCACCTTGTAGCCGCGACGATGCATCTCGGTGGCCGCCTGGGCGATGTACTCGGGCAGCGGGTTTCGGGTGTCGGCCCGCCATTCGGAGCGAACCGTCGCCGGCCTGATCACCACGTAGCGGCCATCGACCGGCGATGGTCCGAAATCGGGCAGGTCCATCTCCCCCGGCCGCCGGCCGAAGCTGCGCATCATCCCGGGGAAAATGCCCTCTCGGCCGTAGCCAACCTGAACGACGGTGCCGCGAGGGCGCCGTTGCCAGGTGCCCTTCGGCTGCCGGCAGATATTCTTCATCTGCGTGCGCAGCCGGGTTACCGGCAGGATCAGGTTGATGCCTGGGATGTCCTTGTAGAGCTCGGGCCAGGGAGTCTCCAACCACACGCCGCGTGGCAGTTGCTTGATGAATGCCCGCTGGTAGATGTTGTCCCCCAGCCCCTTCATGCCGTTGATGATCATCATCGACCGTCGGTGACTCCTGTCGCGCAGCGCAGGCGCCATTCCTTACGCCCAGTGGCATCCGTGTCGGCGCCGGTAATGGTGAAGGGCTGGCCCTGCCAGAGGAGGCGCCAGGTCATGTCCAGATCCGGGAACCATCGCAGGTTGATCCTGGCGTCTGTCTCGTTCTGCTTGGTGTTGGCGGCCATGAACTCCCGGCCGGCGCCGGTTAGCACCTCGGCCGGAACGTCCACCAGCAGCGTGCCGTCGGACTGCGAGGCGTCCACCCAGACCAGCAACACGTCACCAGACTCCGAGTCCTGCTGCTGCTCCTGCGCCTGGAAGGTGATCCGGTGCCGCAATCGATTGGTCAGCACCTCACACCCCCAGGCCGATGCGGTAGGGCATCAACTTGACCTCGGCCAGTTCGCGCAGCTTCTTCGCATCATCGACCGTCGCCTCGTAATCGGCCTTTACCAGCGCCACCACCGCGGTGAAGACGCTGGGCGCCACTGGGTCTTCGCTGGACGGTACATCCTCGCTGCTCGGTGAGCAGGGGTTGTCCAACGGCAAGGTCGGCAACTGCGTGCGACCACAGAAGCGCACAGCTTCGTCCTCGGCGCTGTCGATCAGTTGCTGGATCAGGGCATCGTCGGCGCTGTGGATAACGCGCAGGGCCTGCTTCACGTCCTGAAGGTTGATGACGCTCACGAGAGAACCTCTTCGAGGGTGCGCCGCGGGAAGGCCTGCAGGGCCGTCTCTCGACTGCAATTGATGACTTCGAGGCCTGCGAGATGCGCGGCCAGTTGCCGGAACTGCGCCGGCCACTTGTCCACGCTGCCGGCATTGCCCAGGGCGGCCGGGTGGTCGCCGTGCCAGTGCGCGCGCCCACCGGTCTTCTGGCAGTCGTAGCCCAGCAGGATGATCCGGCGCGCGCCCCAGAAGGCAGCCAGCGAAGCCGCTCCTGCGCCGCTGTTCTGGAACTGCTGGAAGCGCACCTTCTTCACGCCCTTGAAGGTCAAAGGCGCGTAGCGCTCACCGCCGAAGGCGCCGGCGGCTTCATCGCCGTGTACCTGCCACCAAGCCGCGTCCATCGCATACAGGACGTCAGCCCAGGGGCAGAGCCGGAAAGTGGTGTTGGTGACGATTACTCCGCGGCCAGCTTCTTCTTCGCGCCACGCCCGGACTGTTTCGCAGTCGTCTGCGGTGAGACTGGGGCCACTTGCGATGCAGACGACTTCTCGCCAGCGGCTGGATCGGGGTCCACCTGGTCCTCGTCACAGGTGACGAGGCCTTTGCGCTTGAGAGCGGCGGCCTGCTGCGGGCTGACGTCGAACTCTTCGCCCAGCAGGCGGCGGCCACCGTGATCGAAGCCTGTGGTTGCTACTACCAGGACCATGTTCATTCCTCGGGGGAAAGCGGGGCCGAAGCCCCGCAGGCCGATCAGGACACCGGCAGGCCGTCGAAGTCGCCTTTCACGAAGGCTTCCGGACGGTAGACGGTGAGGCCGACACGCTCCTCGCAGAGGATGGTGACCATGTTCTTGACGAAGTTGTCGCGGTCGGAGGTGGAGACCGTGATGTTCGCGTCTTCACGATCCCAGCCCTGGGCGCCCTGCTGGAAGGAGCCCACCAGGAAGTCATTCACATCCATCGACTGGGTGGCTACAACCGGGCGCGCCCACAGACCCGGAACGGCCATGCCGGTCGGGGTTGCGAAGACATAGCCGTAGTTGCGGTCCTTGGTCAGCTCGATGCTGGTCCAGTCGACCGGGTTGAGCACGATGCCGTCTGCCTCCAGCTCGGCCAGGGTGACCTGGAGCAGAGCGATACGCAGACGATCGATCGCCGTCTCGCCTTCAACGGTCACGCCCGGGTTCGAGTAGGCGGTGGCCTGGGTGTAGATGCCGTCCAGGTTCAGGCCTACGCCGGAGCCCTTCAGCAGCTGAAGCTCTTCCTTCAGCTTCAGGCCGTAGAAGAGACGACCGTCGATGTAGCTCTGCAGCATCGGCACATCGGAAAGCACCTGCTTGGAGGCGCGAATCCAGTGGGCGATGGTGGCCACCGGAGCCGAGTCCAGCTCGAAGGTGATGTCCGACTCCGGCTTCGGGTTCTGCGGGTTTTCCGACACAGGAGCGGCGTTGTTGGTGAAGCCAGTCTCGCGCACGAACTCGATCGAGGACGAGGTAGTGCGGCCCCAGTTCAGCAGGTCACGCAGGAACAGGCGCTGCTGGAGCGGCTGCACCATGCCGACGCGCTGCGGCTCGATGTTCGCACCGGCCGAACCAGGCAGGCTGGTGATGGCAGCGCGGACCGGGACGGTCAGACTGTAGTTGCCGCTGGCCTGGGCTTGAGCGGCGAATGCGCTGTAGCGCTCATCGTTGGTGAAGGTCTCACCAGCAGACTCTGGGCGATCATCGCCGCGGCTGCCGCCGTCGAGCTTCACGATTTGCTGCTCGGCCGCTTGCAGGCGGGCGTTCAGTTCACCCTGGGTGGTCAGCAGCTGGTCGACGGACGCCTTGGTCTGCTCCGACATCTGGACGTGGGCCTTGAGATCTTTTTCGGCCTGTTCCGCGTAGCGGCGCAGATCATCACCGACGTTCTTCAGGTCAGCCTGAACCTGGCGATACTCGCGCTCGATGTCGGTGTCTTCGCCCGCGCGGCCAAACTGGGCATGGGCTGCACGTTGCGGGAAGCGTGCCGGCTCGATGAACATCGAGCTGAACGCCACCACAGTGAGGCTAGCCAGAGCGCTGCCCGCCATGACGACATCGGTCATGGGAGTGACGAGACCGACCGCCAGCGGGATCAGCATCGCAACAGCGATTACCGCCAGGATCAGCGGCGCAGAGAGTTTGAATCGTTTCATGGGTGTCTCCTTAGGAGCTCTTGGGGAACGTGAGGCGCGGCAGGGGATCGACCTGCAGCTGGATGGCCTTGCGGCCGTGGTCGGTGGCGTCACGCTCACCGCGACCAGCCGAGTCGCTCAGGCTGGCTTTGAATTCGGAAATCAGGCGCATGGCCTCGGATCGGGGCATACCGGAGGCACGCAGCGCGTTCTCGACGCGACGCACGGCCTTGGCGGTTGGCTTCTCATTGCCGGCGGCTACCTCGTCGGAGTCGAGCAGCGAGTCGGCAAAGCCCTGCTCAACTGCCTTGCTGCCACCGATCCAGGTCTCACCGTCCATCATCGTGGCGACGGTTTTGGCATCGAGGCCGGTGCGGGCCACATAGACGTCAGCCATGGCCGCGTCGAATGGCTCCAGGTAGTCGGCAAACTCGCGGAAGTCGTGTCGGTTGCCGGCGGCCCAGGTCCAGGCGTTGTGGATCATCAGGAAGCCGGCGCGCGCCACCTGCACCTCGTCGCCGGCCATCGCGATGATGGAGGCGGCCGAGGCGGCCATTCCGAGCACCTTGATGGTCACGTTGCCTGGGTGTTCGCGAAGCAGGTTGTAGATCGCCAGCCCTTCGAACATGTCGCCGCCGGGGCTGTTGATGTTCACCACCACGTCGTTTTCACCGATGGCCCTCAGGGCGCCGGCGATGCGCTTGGCAGTGACGCCCTCGCCGCTCCAGAAGTCCTGGCCGATGATGTCGAGGATGCTGATGGTGTTGTCTTGCTCGGTGGCAGCCTGCACCGCCGGGTTCCAGCGCTCCATGGCGCGGGCCGACAGATCGAAACGCAGGCCAGCCGCCGGCGCGCCCACGCGCGCGGCGGGCAGTGCTCGAATGGACATGAGGTTTCCTCTGGATCAGTTTCCTGCGGGGGTCTTGCCCAGCTGGTCGATGGGGATCAGCGCGGTCTGCACGGTGAGCACGTCAGCGTTACCGCCCTTCAGCGGTAGGTTTTCCTTCGCGCGAGCTTCATCGCGGGTCATCATCCCGTTGTTAACCATGGTCGACAGGAAGGAAGCGCGCCCCGCGCTGTCAGCGCGCAGCACTCCTTCAATGCTGTGCTCGGCGTAGACCGTCTTCTGATCAACCGGCGACAGCAGATCCTTGCAGATGGACTGCGCGATCCGAGTCAACCATGGGAGGATGGTGAAGGTCATGAAGCCGATCATCTGTTGCTCGAGGCCGGTTCCCCAGGTGGTGGACTTTTCCGAATGGCCAACCATGAAGGGCTGAACACGGAACCACCTGCAGACCTCCTCCACACTGAACGCGCGGGATTCCAGCAGCTGGGCGTCCTTGGGGTTGATGCCGATCGTCTTGGCATCCATGCCCCCCTCAAGCAGAGGAGACTTCCCGGCGTTGATGGCGCCACTGACCTCGGCCAGGCTCTCCCGAAACTCGGCGCGCTGCTCCTTGTTGAGGACGCGCTGCATGGTGAAGGCAACGGTCGGCGACAGGCCCTTCTCGAAGGTGCTATTGGCAGCATTGCTGGCGGCGAGAGCCGAGCCGAACACTTGGCTACCGTACTCGATAGCCGACAATCCCCAGTCGCCATCCGTGGTAAATCCAGGAATGCGGAAGATCGACGACTCAGGGATAACGCGCTGCTTTCCGTTGCGCTCCGTGAAACGGTAGATCCGGTTACCCGAGGAGTCTCTGGTGATAGCAAGCCGCGAGGGCGGCAGAAACACCAGGGCGACCAGGCGGCCACCGAGGAACTTCTTCTCCGCGAATCCATTTCCGCGGAGCAGCATAGAGGCAACCATCGCCTCCCAGAACACCGACGCCGTTGAGTCAGCGTTCGGCCTGGAATGGATGATGCTGTACAGCGGATGATTCGGCAGAGGGTTGCGGCCGGTGCTGGTCTTTTCGTAAAGGCCCAGCGGCAGAGTCGAGATCGTCTCGGCAATCAAACGGGTGCAGGACCAGGCCGCTGACAGCTTGAGGACCGAGCACTCATTGACCGCCTGGCCAGCTACGTTGGTACCGAGCTGGCTCCAGAAGGCTTCATCCGTCAGGCCAACCGGTACACCCAGCCAGCCCAGCACGGCAGCCTTCAGTCGGCTCGGCTTTTTCGTCTTGGGCTTCATACGATGATCGGTGCCTTCAGGAAGTCGTTGAAATCTCCCTCATCACAAGCCGAGGGGTTGAGCGCCATGAGCGTTGCTGCGTCGAACGTGGCCATCAGCGGGTCGATCTTGGCGGTGCCGCTGACCTGCTTGTTGATGGCGAGGGCATTGCCCACCTGAACGGTGCGCGCATTGCCGACGCACCAGGCCATCAGTGGCTGTCCGCCGTGTACCAGCTCGCCGCCGGCGACCTTTCGCTCGGTGGTCTTGATCGCCCCGTTGAGCTTCCAGCCTTGGCCGATACCCACGATGTGCTCCATCGTGAAGCCGCGCTCCTCGGTGGTGAGTTCGTCGACGATGTCGCCGATGCCAGCCTGGTCGACGCCGATCGCTTGCTTCTCGGGGAACAGCCCAGCCCTCTTCACCCGACACAGGATGTCGGCGAGCTCGTTCACGTCGTCTCCAGGTAGGGCGACGATGGTCAGGTCGCCATCGGCCTTGAAGTCCAGGAGCTTGGTAGCGATGTCCTTGCGCCGCTCCAGCACGATCTCGTGCGCCCAGGCATGCGCCCAATGCAACCAGCGACGGGAATCCTTCTCGCGACCGAGAAGCGTCAGGCCGAGCAAGTCATCGAGGCCGCCGCCGTCGATTCCGGCCACGATCACCTCGGAGCGGAGAATCAGCTGATCCAACGTCAGCGACTTGTCCGTCCTCTTCTCCCAGTGATCGGCGCCGGCCCAGCGGTTTGCCCGCAGGTTCATGCCTATCTGGATGTTGAGGTGCTTGGCGAAGAACTTGCGCTGCGCCCCCTCGTCCATCCGGAGCACCTTGGCCAGGTGATCCTCCAACCACTCCCTACTGACCGATCGGCCCAGGTTGGGATTGGTGACGTAGAAGTTGTCCGGGTTGAGGTAGGTCTTGTTCTCGACCATGTCCTCGGGGAACTCGTACAGTACGCCCAGCGACTTGCGGTCATCGACCACGCCGTCCCGGACATCACGGAAGTAATCCAACTGCTCCTTGAAGACGCCGGCGGGCGGCTCGTCGCTCTGCGTGGAGAGCATGATGACGAACCCCTCTTCCCTAGAGATCTGGCCGCCGGTGGCTTCCATCAGCATCGCGTCTGCGTTAGGGCGCTTGCCGAACACCCAAAGCTCGTCGATCAGTATCTTGCCGGACTTCTTACCCGACACGGTGTCGGTATCGGCCGCCACGACCTTCAGGGCCGCGTTGGTAACCAGGTGGGTGATAGTCCTGATGTGATCCTGAACGTGGAGCAGTTCAGCCAACTCAGGATCTGCACGCACCATCGCGGCAGCCGGCTTATAGCTGTTCGCCGCGACCTCAATGGTCGGAGCGATAATCAGGAGCTCCTCATCATGTCGCCAATTGAGGATCAGCGCCGTCAGCATGATGCCTGCGGCGATGGTGGACTTCGTGTTCTTCTTGCTGATGAGCAGGAAGAAGGTTCGGATCAGTTGCTTGCCGTGCTCGGCGTCGTAGGCGCCGAAGATCGCAGCGACGAAATCGAAGACCCACTGATCGCAGCACTCGCCGAAGGTCGGCTGGCCAGGAAGGTCAACTACCCGCAGCGAGCGGAAGACCTGCAGCGCGGCCTCGGCCTCGCTTGGGAAAAGTGGTGCGAACGGGATAAGCGACTGGCCAGCGACGATCCGGCGCTGCCAATCAGGACAGGCCGTAGTCCACTGCATGCGTCACCCCTTGGTGTTGTCGACAGCAAGTTTCGGCGCTGGACGCGCTGCGAATTTGCCCTTGCTCGCTTCTTTAGCCGCGGTACCCCGCTGCTCCTTCTTCCCCTGGTCAGCCTTCTTCCCGTGGAAGTAGTCGACAGCCTTCTGGGCAGCGCTACGGCGATCGAACACCTTTGCACGAGGCTCGTTCATCAGCGCGAGCAACCACACCAATGGATCGCCGGTAACCGGAAGGCAATCGAGGAACTCGCCATTTGAATCGGGAAGATCGCCAGCAACGTCTGGATGTGCGCTAGGCGGAGGGCGCGGATTAACATTTCGTGGCGCCGTTAACTTCTGCAGCTCGGCAACAACATCGGGATGTTTGGCCAGGCGAGATCCGGCGACGGCAGCACTGGAAGGCGCGTAGCCCGCGGCCTCGGCTGCCTCCTTGTTGGACGCACCTCTGGCCTTTGCGTCAACAAACCGCCGCTGTTTGTCTGTTAACGCCATTAACAAAAACCTCAAAGGGGGGAAAAATCCGCGAATGAGAGGGGGCGCGGTTTCCAGTGCGATGACTTTTCAGAGTTTTGACCCACCCCTCCCCTCTGGGGCGATTTTTCGCACCAATTTGGTGCAGAAATCAGGGGGACGTCGGACTCATGCTGCACCCCCATCGGTCCGCGTCTTGCGGTCGTGGCAGCTTCCTGGACCGCAGCAGAGGATCTGACAGTTCTCTTCCGTGTCCTCGCCGCCCTGGAAGAGCGGAACCTTGTGGTCAAGTTCGAAGCCGCTAGGGTATGCCACCATCACGCCGCATTCGGCGCACTGAGGTGAAGCCAGCCACAGCCGGTAGCGGCGCTTCTGCAGCCTGCTTCCGGTCATTCGCCGCTCGCTGGTGCCGGTCGTTGCCTTCAGCTTGGAGCCGACCTGCTGCAGCCGTGGCGCCAGTGTCGGGATCTTAGCCATGGTGACCGCCCGGCTTCTTCAGCGGCCTGCCTGACAGGTCATGCGTGATGATGCTCTCGGCCTCGACATCGACAGCGCCTTCATCTGCCATCGCCGTGATCAGCGCGGTGAGTAGGTCGTTGGTCTTGCGCTGCTCGGCAACCAGGTCACCCAGCAGCGGTCGCAGGTCCCGATCAATGTGCGCATCAGCCCCGCCAGTCAGCAGCAGAGCACTCATACCAAGACGCTCGGCTCCCCGTTCAACGTCCTTTGCGAATGCCGCTTGCTGCTCTTTGTCCAGTAGCCGATCCATCTTCACCACCAACACGGGCTTTTCTCTTTCGCAGCGTTGCTCGCTCATACATCATCCTCAGGTTCGCCAGGACGTAGGCCCTGGTCTCTTCGCAGCGCTTGCAGGCCATCACTCACCCGCCTTGCTGCTAGGCAGCTTGAAGTTGGCGTAACGGTCGGCCAGCGCCCGGATCTTCTCAACGCCCAGGAACCCAACCCACCCACCAACGAAGGTGGAAAGCGACTGAGGCAAGCCAAAAAACTCCAAGCCACTGATCAAAGTCACCGTGAGGCATCCGCAAATAGCGCCTTCGAGGATCGCCTGGCGACGGGTGCCGCCCCCATAGATGATCCGGATTGCAGCCATCACGAACGAGAGACCAGTGGCGTACAGCACGGGAGCATGTTGGCTCAACCAGGCGAGCACCAACGCCCAGGTCTCCGGTTTGTCGGGCATGTTTGACATCTCGTGATCCCCTCGGCGGGGCGGAAATGAAAAAGCCCAGCGCGAGGGCTGGGCTCTGAAATAGGTGCGGGTGGACAGGGGCCACTACCCCGTGCGCATCCTGCGCTCCACCTGCATTGATTGGTTATCGCAAAGGGTGAAGGCCTTGTGGGTCGGTAACCCGTCACTTTGCTTACAGCCCGATGTGGCAGGTGAGACTGCCGTCTACCGAGTTCCAGCCTTCGAATGAAAAAACCCGGCGCGAAGGCCGGGTTTCGGTGTCGATCTGGCTTAGCGCGCACGGATCAACAGATGTGGGTAAATTACGCCCATCCGATCACATCCGTCAAGCCACATCGAGCAGTTTCTCCCGATCCAGTATTTCGGTCACATGCACCAGAGCCGCCTCCTCAAGCTGCTCGAGTTGCTTGCGGATATCGCGGCGCCACCTGTTGCGGGTTGAGTCAGGACGAGCCTCGGTATCCCACTGGTTCATGTCGTAATACTCATCGGACAGGATCAGTACATCGGTAGAGCGCTTCCCCTCCTTCCCCTTCATCTTCGGAATTGCCCAGGCGGAGACGGCCCTGGTCAAGAACAGGTGCGGCGCCGGGGTCTGGATGCGCGGAACCAAGCGCCCTATCGCCTGAAGTCGACGGCCGTTATTCGTCGAGTAGCGAGCGTGCAGCACGTCCCACTCGCCCGGCGAAAGCTCCCGGTGCAGCAGGGCGTGCAGAATGCAATCGAACTCGAACTGGTCCTGAGCAGAAAGCAGAGCCCGAAAGCCGCCGTCTACCTTTCTGTCGATAAGCCTCTGCCAGCTCTGTTTCGCCGTGTTGTCGATGGCATCGGCCGCCAGAACGCGAACGATCGCCGGCATCACATCGCGGTATACCCCAGTCATGCAGCCCCCTTCGGCGTGCCGTTCAGGCCGAACAGATCACGCAGCAGCGTTTCCGCAGCGGCACCCTTCGCATTGCCGTCCTGCAGCCAGAGCCGGCCATAGTCGTGAAATCCCAGCGCGCCGCGATCACCGTGCCAGTTGGCGATCATGACCACCAGGGCAGCAAGGGCGGCTGCGCCCCCGATCTTCGCCTGGGCCAGTTCCCGACCCGCCACCTTGAGAAACTCCCGCTCTAGCCTGGTCATGGCCTTCCGAGGTGCGATCGGTTGTACGTTGCTCATGCCGCTCTCCCCTTACCGTACTGCCGGCCCTTGTAGGGTCTGGCCATCTCGACTTCTTCATCGCTGGGCTGATAGCCGCCGATAATCTCCACGAACCGATGGAACTGACCCTGGTGCTGAACGTGCGCCACGCCAACCTGCCCGTGCCGGTTCTTGTCGACGATCAGCTCGGTAATGCCGGCCTTGCCGGCGTCGCTTTCCTGATCCCGGTGGACCAGCACAACCACATCGGCATCGGCCTCGATCTGCCCGGAGTCGCGCAGGTCGCTCTTGGTCGGGCGCTTGTTGCCCCGCGCCTTCGGCCCACGGTTGAGCTGCGCCAGCACCACCACGGGCACGCCGAGTTCCTTAGCCAGGCGCTTCAGGCCCTTGCTGATCTCAGTCACCACGTCGTAGCGGCTCGCGTTCCGCTGCTCGCCCTTGATCAGGCCGATGTAGTCGACGGCAACCAAGCCCAGGCCATGCTCACGCTTCACCGTCCGGCAGATCTGGCGGATGCCCCTGAGCGTCAGCGAGGCGTCGTCGCAGAGGATCAGCGGGGCATGGTTGAGCTTGTTCACCGCACCAGTCAGGCCCGGCCAGTCTGAATCGGCCATCGAGTGGCCTTCGGCAATGTGCTTGAGCGGAACACTGCCTACCGATGACAGCACGCGGTTGGCCAACTCGACATCGGTCATCTCCAGGCTGAACACCAGCGCGGGCTCGTTGCACGCCAGCGCCACCCGCTCGGCGAACCCAAGGCCAAGCGTGGTCTTGCCGCTGCCCGGCTCGCCGGCCACAACCACCATGTGGCCGGGACAGATACCGGGAATGAAGGCGTCCAACGAGGGTAGGCCGGTGTCGTACCCCAGCTTCACCTCACGGTTAAAGCGCCTGTCGATGCCGTCTATGGCCTCGGGCAGCACCTCGCCGATGAAGCGGTACCGGCGCCGGGAGTCGAGCCCCTCGGCCTCGAGGGCAACCCATGCCTGCTGGCCCTGACTCAGCACCTCGTCCAACGGTTCGCCATCCTGCAGACGCTGGCTCATCACCTCGGCCGCGGCGATCACCCGGCGCGCCACCGACCGCTGCTTGATGATCCGGGCGTACTCATCGGCGTTCGCGGCGCTTGGGGTGTTCTTCACCAGGTGGCCGGCGACCTGCAGGGTGCTCTGCCCGTCCGCCAGTTGAGCCCGCGCCTCGTAGAGGGTCACGATGTCGACCGCGATGCCTTTCGCCTGGCAAGCCAGCAGCAGCTCGAACAGTTCCGCGCAAGCGGGGTGGTGGAAGTCCGAAACCTCCAGCTTGGCGCCCATGTCCTCGATCAGGTCGCCCTTCTGGATCATGGCGCCGATCACCGCATACTCGGCTTCGTGGCTGTAGAGCTTCGACTCTGGCGCCTCGTAGCCCATCACTGGGATATCTTGCATCTCGAGGTATCCGGTCATACCGAACCTCGCACGGATTTCCAGCGCAACAGCACCACCTCGCCGTTAGCGTCGCAGAGCCGATCAATCACGCGATCCCCGATGAATCGCCGGATATCGACCAGACTCAGGTTGCTGATCAGGATGGTCGGAAGCAGGCGCTCGTAGCGGCCATTGACGACCTGGAACAATACCTGACGCTCGAAGTCGGTGCCGTGCTGGGCGCCTACCTCGTCAATCACCAACAGGTCCGGAGCGTGCAGGCTCTCGTAGATCTCGGACTCGCTCTTACCCTTCCGCCCAAACGTATCTTTCACGCCCAGGATCAGGTCGGGTGCAGTGATGTAGCGCGCCGTCGCGCCAGCCAGCCCTTCGGTGCGGAGCACCTGCTGAATGATCGCGCAGGCCAGGTGGGTCTTCCCGGTTCCCATGGTGCCCAACAGCATCAGCGAACGACCTACCTTCCAGTTCGAGGCGAAGTCGTCTGCGTAAGCCTTGCAGCGAGCCAGGACGGCCGACTGCTGGTCCGGTGCGAAGTCGGTGCGGTAGTTATCCAGGGTCGCCGGTCGGAAGCGCGGCGGTATCTGGCTCTCCAGCAACGCGGCGTTGACCATCCGGGCATCACGCGCAGCCTGAGCCTTGGAGCGGACCTCCGGATCGGATGATTGGCGAGCTTCGAACTCGCACCGCCGGCATCCAGTCCAGACGAAGCCGCCGTCGAACTGCTCCTGCTGCTTGCTCTCGAAGCCGCCGTGAACGGGGCAAGTCTCGTCCCTGGTTTTCACTTGGTTTTTGGTCATGCTCATGGTCTCGCAATTCGGTAGGTGCCGTCGGCCTGGCGCTCCAAGCCCTCTTCGTGGTTGGTCTGGTCAAGGCCCAGATGGGGCGAAGCAGGAGGAGGTCCAGCGCGCTGCGCGCCGAACGGAGGCCGCTGGTTTCGCACCCAGTTGCGCCAGGTCGCGAACCAGTCGAGCTTCGTCGCGTTCTTCCCGGTTGCGGATCGCCAGTGATCACCGAAGCTGTCACCGACCCTGCGCATAGCTGCCTCGCCGAACTCCGGCCGCTCAGTCAGCGCCCAGGTCAGCCAGTCAACAGGCAAGGTCCAGTCTTCCGGTAAGCGGGAACCTCGCTTGGGCTTTTCCGCCGATTGATCATTCCCTGGCTCAGGAGAGTGGCGACGCTGTTGGGGCGCCTGCTCTTGATCTTCTTCAGGATTCAGGTAATCAGGATTCAGAGAATCAGGAATCAGGGTGTTATGGGTTGATGCATCCACAGGTTCCGGCTGCGACTGCTCTGGTGTTTTAACTGTTAAAGCACTGTTATTTGCATCCGCGCATACGCCAGTTTCCGCATGCACAAACCGTTGCTTACCGGGAACAACCTTCCCCCGCGCGCGCTCGTTCACAGTGAGATAACCGTTACAGTCGGGTAACTCACTGTCCTTTTCAGTGCTATGCGGAGACTGGTGGCGAGTGAAGTTCGGCAGCGAAATCACCGAGAAACCTGCGGCCTGGTAGCGCTCGATGAATCCCTTGTCCAAGAGATTGGTCAGGCCGATCTCCACGTCATAGCTATCCCCGGGGAACAGTTCGATCTTGATCCGGCGTGGCCGGTCCTCCAGTCGCCCCTCTCGGTCGGCCAAGCACCACAGACCAATGAACAACAAGCGGTCGAATGGCTCTAGGTCGGCCAGATCCTCGTTTTTGAAGAACGAGGGTTTGATGTTCCGTGCGCGAGCCATTACTCACCACCCCTAACCAAGTCTGACAGTTGCTCCCGTTGGACGCCCTTCAGCCTGGCGGCAAGAACGCTCAACGCGAGTGACGCCTCACCCAGTTGGTGATAGGCCTCGTCGAGCTCGGATCGGCTTGCCCCCAGATACGAAAAGGTCTCAAACGCCATGGCAACATCCATCCAGCAGCGAAAAGCCAAGGTGTCACTGGACATAGCCTCCAGCTGACTGATCGTCGGCGGTTGAACAGGCAGATGAACTACGTTGTTCATATGTCGAGTTCCTCGGTGACGCGCTTCACGAAGTCGTGATATCCCTCGGCCATGAGGAATCCTTGATCTTCAAGCGCACCGCGGCATGCCTTGGCGTGGCCGTAGAGCACCCAGCGCTCACGCTCGGGCAGGTCGCGGAATTGACGGTAGGACGGCCAGGGCCCGGCGATCACCGGGCGGCCGTTGGGGCTGGTGGTGATCCGGCCCGGTTTCGGTTGTGTGGTCATTACGCACGCTCCAGGCGCTGCACCAGCGTCCGCAGCTTGCGCTTGAGGCGGGTGGTCAGATCACGCTGATCTTTCCAGCGCCTGTAGGCCGGGCCGGTGAACTCCAGCACTGGCTCGAACCTCTCGTCGTAGGGATCGATACGGCGGTGGTCGGCATACGGACGGCCATAGGCCGCGAAGTACGTGGTGTAGAGCGTATTCAGCTCGCGGCGCAACGCGTTCCGCTTGGTCTCCGCCAGTTGATACTCAACCGCCGCCTCGGCGATCTGGATGAGTTGCTGCTGCTCGTCGGGCAACTTGATCATGCTTTTGCTCCAGAGGCGCCGAACAAGGTCGCCAGATCGATTTGATAAACGGCTGCCCAGGCTCCCGCAGGCCACGCCTTGACCTCGCCGAAACGGCGGTCGGGCACAATCTCGGGCTGAACGCCATTGGCCTTGCACCACTTACGCAGGTGGACATAGGCGTTGAACGGGTACTTGGTGCCGGTGGCGATCTCGACAGCAGTGACCGTGGCGAAGCGAGTGCCGCGGCCCAGTTCGTCGTTCAGGCGCTGGACCTGGCGTACTGCCGAGGAAGCCTTGGCCATCGCCTGAGCCTCTCGGCGGCTGCCGATTTGCGCCTTGGTCTTGACGGCATGATCACGTTCGGCGACGAGTTGCTTGTTCTCGCTGATCAGCACCAACTGACGTTGGACTGCTCCCTGAAGCGCGAGCAAAGCGCCCTCATGGCTGGAAATATCCGGCAATGCGTTTGCTTCGAGCGCCCTGAGCCGATCACGAACCGCGCGTCGGACACCCTTCGACTCGCGCATGGCTACTAATTCGCACTGGTCGCGGGTGAGGCGCAGTGCTTCAGGAGGACGACCAGGCCCCTCCTGCTTTACTACGAAACTTTCGTAATATTCGCCATCCAGCTCATCCCGGCATCTGGCTACGAAATCGTTGTGGCGAACGGGGCTTTCGCCGAACTCAGCTCGAGCATGATTCACCAACTCCAACAGCTCGATACTGGTCATTGTCGAGGCCTTGCCACGGAGGGAGGTCAGATCAGTCATGCCGCAGCCCTCCCAGCAAAGCTGGTCAAGACTATGTCGCCAGGCCCAGCCTCAAAGAGAGGGACCGGGTACGGGAGATGGCGGCGCTCCCTGCTACTGCGAACATACTCCCTAGCCCTGGCAATCTTCGCCGGATGGCACTCCGGCCCTACGTATGCCGCCAGCACATCGCTGGATAGCATCCGGACAGGAACGCAGCTGTAGCAATTGGGATCGGTCTGTTGCGGCTTGCAGGGCATCCGAGGAATGTGAGTGCCGAGAAACGCCAGGGTCTCCTCGATCAGATCAGCATTCCTGACCCCGTGCTCGCCAATCGGCATCGGTTCACCAGGCCGCACCTTACTCCACGCATAGCGGTCGGCCAGAACCTCGTTGGCCCAGCGGAGATAGCGGTTGCACCTTGCGCGGACCTCATCATTTGCCTCGGGAGACATATCCCAGGTGTGAAAGTTATCCACGCGGTGGCCGATCTCATGCTGCAGCACGAACAAATGAATCTCATCGTCAGCGAGAGTCGACCAATCGATTTCCGGTCTGGCACAGGAACGGAAACGGTCAACATCGATATCCACCACCAACTCGATGATGCAGCGCTCCATCATTCCGGGCTTGTCGCTAGAGGCATCCACGAATGCATCACCACACATCAGGCTCATTCGCCCAAAGTTGCCGTCGATCTCGCTGGACGCAACGAGTTCTAGGCAGGTGCGCGCCTGGCGGGCGATCTCTGCAAAATACCGATATTGTTCGGGGGAACAACGAACGAAGCGCTTGGCGGTCATGCTTCACCGCCTTTCGCTTCCAGGAAGCGCGTACGGTTGATGGCGGAGCGGTAACGAGCCAAGCGAACAGACAGAGGAGAATCGCTTCGAAGTGCAGAAAATGCCAAAGCGCGATAGGTGGCGGCGCAGACAACGAACGGATGGAGGGTAAGCATGGATGGAGCTCCTATTGCTGAATCGGAGCTGCCTCCAACCGTCGCCAAACGGTTAAGGGAGGCAGCCGTGCGCAGGTTGGCGAACCGGGGCAATAGGGACCCGGCAGACCCGAAGGTCTCCCACGCACGGCCGCCATAACACGGCATTGCAGGCACAAAAAAAGCGCCAGCAATGGGATGGTGGGCGCCTGTGCGCCTATTGCTTGTCGGGTCGCCAAACCCGGTCACGGGATTTACCGTGATGCAATTACCATAACTCCGGTCAAGCCACGGTGCAAGGGGGGACGCCCCATGCACAACCCTCGTTAGAAATCTTTTACGGCTCATTAGGCAGCCTCCCCCCGGCTCTCGGCAATACGCGCCTCGCACCACTCGTGCACCTCGTCCTCAATCCAAACAACGGACTTCGGACCGAGGGTGACTTGTGCGGGGAAGGTGCCAGCAGCAATGCGGCGGTAGATTTCTGAGCACGAGAGGCCGGTGATTTTCTCGACGACCTGACGCTTGATGAAGCGGCGAGTGGACTGGGTAGTGCTGGTAATGCTTGCCATTCTCTGCAGCCTCCTGGGCAGCGTTGGGAATGGCTTCATCCTATTTTGCGAGATGCTAGGTCTCGAATGACGAACAAAGGGCAGAAATGCGCCTATACGGTCACCAGAATGGTGAGGAGGAGCACGTCATTTGATGCCGTCAAAAGTTCTCATACATTTCCACCTTTTGTGTCGTGATCCTCTTTTTTCCGCTCCCTCTCTGCTTTAGCTAGCCTCTCGATAGTGCGCATTTCTAGAGGGCGCTCAAACAAGGGAAGCCCCATAAGGTGGAACACTGCTCGCTTGTGTGTAGCTGAGTAGATACGCTGATTGAGCCGAATCAGCTCGATTGCGAACAGCCTAGAGCCAAGGTCGCCATCATTCCTTCGAGAAACTGCAGGTTGCGGGGTTATTCGCTGAAGGTACGTCAAGAGCTTTTCGGTCCTAGTCGACAAGGTTTCCTCTTCGGCTGGTGCTAACCAACCACTTCCTCCAAGTCGCTGAAACTCAAGAAGGAGGCCTTGCATCTTCATTGAAATGCTTCGTCCCTCAGTCGCAGCCCTCACACTTCGTCCGGTTAGAAAGTTATCTGAAGCCGTGGCAATCCCTGCCAAAAAATAGATGTACTGACTAGGGCGGGTTACGCGAAAGTCAACATGGTGAGCAAAATTGCCACGAAGCGTGGCACAGTGCTTTAACACCTTGAGCATGCGGTCTTTTCTGAGTCGATCTGTTGGCATGACTGGGGCATAACCTCTTGTCAACGACTGCATGGCTTGGTCAAGGGCCGACTGCTCAGCTAGCCATTGCCATGCTGTGGACGCTTCGAGTAACTCATGGAAAGTGTTGCTTCTAGCTTTAGCCGTGATAGCGGCGAGGCGATTGAAATCAGACTCTCTAAGCGCTGCGGCGTCTTTAGGAATCTCTATACACCTAAGTGCCTCGCGAACATTTTTTGTGTAGTTCTCTACAAGCATGGAAAGCTGAAAGAACTCTTCAGCGGTAGGTATCTGCACCATTTTTTGCACCTCCCCAAACGCCCCACTTAGGTGGATCAACCAGCCAAGCAAGTGGGAACCTGCTTTTCGTCCCGTTGGGCTAGGCTGACAAAACGCCACGCTCTACACTGGTTATCTGAACAGTGATAGCCCGATGTTAGCGCTCTGAGAAACCGGAGCAAAGGGGGATCGTCGGGAATGGTTGGGAATGCATTTGGACTTCTCGCGAACAGGTCAAGGCATGCCACCGCCGTAGGGGGGACGTGTATGGCACTGGCCTTCGGAATCTCTTCCCGGACAAGCCAAAGCTGCCTTCCTCTTCTCGGAGGTGTAACCCACTCAACCAGTGCCGGCATGTTTCGTCACAAGGAGGTACACAATGGAGCCAGAAATCATCCACGTCCCCCAGCTTGCTCAGCTTCTGGGCCGCACAGAATCATCAATCAGAAGCGCAATTCAGTCTCGCCCTGACTGGCTGCCGCCGTTCTTCAAACAGGGCACTAGGGTGTGCTGGAGGCTGGAGAGGGTGAGAGAGTTCCTACGCGAATATGAGGCGGGAGAGCATAAGGCTCCGAAGGTCGGCAGGCCACGGCAGGAACCGCCACGACCAGTAGGGACGGAAATGATCCAAGCAGAGGGAGGAGTAATGCCAATCGAGTTTCTATCGCACGAGGAGGTCTGCGAACTGACGGGTGCCAAAACGAAGGCCGGTCAGATCGAGAACCTCCGCAGAAATGGGGTGCGTCACACTATCAAGCAAAACGGCTGGCCGGCAGTAACGTTTTATGCCGTCACGGGCACTCCACAGGTAGAAGAAGCGCGACCGAGGTGGGTGTCGAACAAAGCTCGTTAGGGTGTTCGCAGCCTTCCAGGAGATGAACCGCTGCCCTGCCAGTCTGTTGACGGCAAGCCGGATGATATCACCCTGCTACAATCCCTTCGCTAGGCTACTGGAGAAGGTGATGAAACGGACTATTGCTTTAGCATCGGCGCTGTTCTTGTTCGGTTGCTCTACCGGCCCGGTATGGCAAGCGACTAGCACAACCGATGAATTCACTGACAAAACGACCATGATGGTCACAACTGGCGACTTCTCTACATCGAACTCAGTGATTACCAGGTCAATGCACTACTATCCCGTCGTGCGTAAAGAAGGCGAGGAGATCTATGTAGGCCTCATGTCCGGCGGCCGTTACAAGATACCTGTAGGTACCGTTCAACTCCGAGTCGACCAGAATGAGGCTTGGACCATTACTCCTCAAGAAACCCCGGTCAGCATGATGCCGGAAGCTTCTCAATACTCTATGAATCTCCCTCCTGACCAAGCTGAGATCGTAAAAAATGCTCAAGCACAGGTTATGACCAGCATGGCCCAAGCGATGAGCCCCTATACCGTAACTAGCGGCGACAAGGCTAAAAAGATCCTGAAGCAAATGCTCTCAGGAACTACGCTGAAATACCGAACGGTAGGCATCAATCAGGCAGCCTCGACCACGGGTGAAGTGCTCATCGATCCATCGCTAGCCGAGTCACTAAAGCGAATCGGGATCAGCCCATCCTCGCTGTAGGACATAGGACGGTACGTGGGTAGTCGTCTTGGAGGACGAGTATGGATAAGAGGAACTGGCTCGAACGGTTAGGCCAAGTCGATGCGAATAGCCGCACTTACGGTACAAAAGTGATGATTCTGCACCTTTCAGCATTGAAGCCAGACACACAGCCCTCTCATGCTCAACGCCACGGCAAATTGTTCACCACTGATGAGGTTAGGCAATGGCTGGATACCGCAGATTTCACTGATGGCTGCAGATGCGCCTTCGCTGAGGTGCTCATGGACGAGGGCGGTAATCCACTAGTACCGGCAATCATTGATCGGGCTCGCAGAAACTACGAGGTCATGAAGGCTAAAGGGAAAGGCGGTTGGACAAAGCTCTAAGCTGAAACGAAAGTCCGTTTGGCGGCCGGCGGGGCTATGATGGCGACAGGATGCATGCAGGGAAAGACGGCGCTGTATCGAGTTCAGCGCCGGGGTGAGGCGCTCATCCGCTCAGTACTGAGCCGGGAGGGAAGGGATCGCAGAAACGAAAAGCCCCGCGGGTGCGGGGCTCAGCTGTTGGTAAAAACGAAGTACTCAGGCTTAGGCATGTGCATTGGATCGTGGAAGCCATAATCCACCAACCGAATTTCCTTATTCCCCGGGAACCGTTGGAAATGCACCACCCAATCGGATGTCTTATAGCTAATGAATTGATTCCGAGCCGCCTGGTAATAGGGGATTCCAATGTGGTAATGCCACAAGTAGTTATCGATCGCGAACTGGCGCTTGGCGTGATAATCGGGATCAACCCCAGGCACGTTAGACGTTCGCGCAAGCTTGCCTTCGAGGTTCACCAATCCGTGCACTTGGCAGTGGACGATGAATTCCGCAATCAGCTGCTGATCCTGCCGAGGGAAATTCGCATAAAGCCGTTTGAAGTGGTCACTCAGCTGGACGATCAGTGACAT